TCAAAAATGAATACTAGCTTTCGCTTCTTTTTCAGTCTGTGGGCTATTAAAAAGTTTGTCTAAGGAGCCGGAAATTTTTTCGTCTGAGCGTGCTTTATACTCATCGATTAGGTATGCGTATATCCGGGACGTAGTGCCAATATCAGAATGGCCAAGACGTTTCGATATAATATATAGGTCAATGTTCTGAGAGAGCAGGAACGCAACGTGAGAGTGCCGCAGACTATGAAAGTGGAAACCTTTTCGTGTGATGCCCAATGCTTTTAAATCAGAGCGTAGAACTTTATTAACGCCGTTAGAGGTTGGAATGTCATGGGCAACGTTCTCAAATACCATTTCTTGGTTATTTACCTTAAGCGTTTTCAAACTATCTAAAAATTGTTTGTTAACACGGATGGTTCTATTTGAGCTTTCGGTTTTGGTTGGCTTGAATCCACCACCTTCAACATAGTTCCATGATTTATTTATTGAGATAGTATTGAACGTGAAATTAATGTCTTTCCAAGTTAGTGCCATGATTTCTCCTAATCGTGCCCCGGTAAAGATGGCAGTCATGATCATGTATTGTGACGTGTAACGAGGATTGAGGTGATTCTCTACATAAGCTGTTAGTTGCTTAATCTCAGCTAGACTTAGGTAATCAATCTTAAGACTACGATTTTTGTCGTAAGTGATAATTACGTTGTAAGTGAAGTCAGTTTCAACATCTTTTTCGAAAACAGCATTGCCAACGCAAGCTTTAATTAGATTGTGCAGTTTCTTCACTGAATCTTTCGCATGATTTTTACCATATTGGTTAATGAATTTTTGGTAATCCTTACGAGTAATATCTGCAATACGTGCATGAGAAAAGTAATTTTCTATTTCAGTATGAACTAATTCATATCTACGAGTCGTGATATAGGCGAGATTAGGCTTGCGGTACGTCTCATACCACGAATAGAAGTACTTAGAGAACTCAATAGATGGCTTCTTTTCTAGTTCACCAGAAAATTTACTAACTTCGAATGAGTTAGCAAATTCCTCTGCGTCTCGCTTACGGGAGAATGTTTTTCGTTTACTTAGGTAGTTGCCCGCGTGATCTCTATACGAAATTCTTACTAGGTAACCTTTTTTCACACGTTTAATTTGTGCCATAATAAATTCCTCCTTGTGATATACTAGAAGGGCAAAAGGGTGCAACAGCCCTGTTAGTATTTATTCAAGTTAAGCACATCCATCTTCTTGGCGGGAGGGGATGTGCTTTTTTGCTCCTTACAGGTCGTTATTAGCGAATGTATCTCTTAAAAGAACTAATGCCAACAAAGCAATCCACATTAAAGGAGAATGAAAATGATAGTAGAAAACAGCAAATATAATTCCAATAACTCCTACGATCATTATCAGCCACGAGAGTAGGCTTGAAGTGTAATGTTTCTGATCAAGTGAAGGATTACTTTTAATAGCTGGTTTATATAGAGTAAAATGGGCTATTAATGAAAATATAAAGATAACTGGCAATATCCATAGTGAATCTGCAAATATTGATTTTGGATATGTTTCCTCCAATGCCAGCACTATGAAAAATGGGTAAAAGTCAATATTATTCACAAGAGCATATTTCCAATTGAAATTCATCGATCTAACCATCTCCAATAATTGTTAAGTTTTATATTCAAAAATTTAAATGCGAGCGGCAGGAGTCGAACCTGCATCTCTAAATATCTGGTTAGTTAGCAATTAAAGGGCATTGTTCTGCCGTTGAACTACGCTCGCATGTTGCCCGCTAGGCTGGTAGTGGGCGAGGGTGCTACTTGCTTTGGTGTTGAACCCGATAGTTGCGAATAGCAAGAGCAAATAAGGCAATTGCCAGCGCAAAACATCCAATTATAAACACAATCCAACCGTATGCTTCAAACCAAACAATCACGTTCACTAATATTCCAAATCCAATGAACCACCATAGCCATTTAGTGAAAAATTTATATACTAACCATCCAATGATAATAGTAAATCCAATTAATGCCATGATTATTTATCCTCCTGTTTGTTTTCCAACGCTTTAAGCTTAGCCTGAATAATTTCATTTTGCGTTTCCAATTTTTTAATTTCAGCGTATAACTTGTCGAAGTTAGAAGTATCTTCTTTGGCAAAGTAACTAGTGATAGTACTAGTTAATATACCAATAAAGCCAACGCCAATTAGCATTAATAAAACAGCGGCAAATTTTCCTACTAATGTGTGTGGTGAAATATCACCGTAACCGACAGTTGTAGATGTAACGATTGCCCACCACATTGCATCTCCCCAAGAAACGTTTTCTGCTATTGAATATAGCGTAGCCGAGATGAATAAGATCGCTAAGCATACCCATAGCAAATATATAAAACCATTTATTTTAGAGAATTTTTTTAACTTAGATTGTGCCTTACCAATAAATCCAATAAGTCTAACAAACTTAAATAATTTGAATAATCGTAGAACTCGGAACATTCTTGAAAACCTGAATAAAGTAAACATTGAATTAAATGGTATTATCGCTAGCAAATCAAAAATATTGTGTTTGAAAAAGTATTTTTTGTCTGTAGCCTCGATAAATCTACTCACATAATCTAATGTGAAAATAATTAGTATTCCATCATCGACTATATTCCATGGAGTGCTATTCAAGTTGATAACTCCGGAAAAATCAAATATGGTAATTGCTACAGAGAATAGAGCCAATATTCCTATAATCAGTTCGTAAGTCTTATATGCATATTTCAAGCTGCATCCTCCCATCTCATTACAATAATGATACTGCTAAATGAGAAAGGTGAACGGCGCTTTTGCATCAATTTATTGAATATATCTTACGAGGTTTTCTTGTAATCCCATGGATTCGATTAATTCATATTTAGTCATGCGTTTAACATCCTCATCGCTAAATCGTGCCAGCATAATCTGCATTGCAAATTCATTGGCATCTTTTTCAGCCCAGTTGACCATTCCGCAACCACCTGATTGGCGAAAGAACGCAGTTGAGAATCCGTGATGAAGTACAGCGTGCCCAATTTCATGTGCCAGTGAGTAATACTGAAGGCTTTCATTTGAACGACTGTTTAAAGTAATTACATTGATACGTTTGTAGTAATCGCGTTGTGCATAATTTATATCTCCAAGATCAGCATAAAGTAAAATGTAACCACATTTTTTCGCTAGCTCATAAGGATCACTTGTATTGTATTTTTTGATTAATTTATGAGCTGCTAAAACTGCATTTTTTTCAAAAGCCATAGAATCGCCGCCTAATCTTTATCTCGATATTTTTTAGGTGTGAACTTTTTACGAGCTTCTAATTGGGCAGCCTGTAAAGCAGCAACCATGGCAACTCGCATCTTTTCTTTATCATCATCCGTCATTGGCTCACCATAATAATTAACCTCTGCGTTCGAATCTAATCCGGAAAGCATGCGGTCAACTTCTTTGCCAATATCCCTTTGATCTTTTTCCGTTAATTCATAATATCGTTTTTTGTCAGTTCTACCTAGTAGATAATCGGTCGATACATCAAAGTAATCCGCAACTTTTTGGAGCTTATCTATCGTTGGCTTTTTAGTATTCCAGCGATAAATTGTGTTTTCACCAAAGCCCAAATGTAGTGCTAGTTGTTTTAGTGAAATTCCCTGGTCAGATGAAAGCTTTTTAATAATTGAGACAGTATCCATAGTAAACATCCCTTCGAGTCAACTTAATAAAGCAAAAGTATCAAAAATGGTATTTAACCGTTGACAAGTATCATATATGGTATTACACTATGGTCATAGGTTAAAGGAGCGGTTTAAATATTAACCGCAATAATAAAATGGAATGCCAATAATTTCAGACCTGGTAGTTTAGAAAAAATGGCTTATTTCCTATGCCTATATAGTATCACTTGTGGTACTAGCGTGCAACAAAAATATCATATAGGGAGGTGAAAGCATGACCGGACTTGTTAGTAACATTAAACAACTGGCATATGAAAGCCATCAAAGCATTGAAGATGTTGGCAAGAATTCTGGTGTTGGTGAGAAGGCCATTTATCGCTGGGATAGAGTGCCACCTAAGATTACTACTTTAAAAAAAGTTGGTGAATATCTTGGAGTCGATTATCGATTGTTATTGCCACCCAAAAGCCAAGATTAGAAAGGAATGATCCACATGCAAAAAGTACAACAAGTTAAATTCAACGGAGATCTAATTTTAACTACTGAACAGCTAGCTGAGTTCTATGGAACAACCTCACGACGCATTACTGATAATTTTAATGCTAATAGGGACAAATTTATTGAAGGTACTCATTATTTTCATTTAGAAGGTAGCCAACTGAAACAATTTAAGAACCAAACCCGAAAAACGGGATTGGTTAGTGAACACGCCAGTGCAATTAATTTATGGACTAAGCGTGGTGCTAGCCGGCATTCAAAAATGCTTGGGACTGATCAAGCTTGGGACATGTTTGATGAGCTGGAAGAAAACTACTTTAACCCGAAACAGTTTGCACTGCCAACATCACCACGAGAGATTGCCAGATTGGCACTCCAAGCCAATGAAGAAACTAATCAGCGCCTGGATAGTGTGGAGGGCGATGTGAAAGACCTCAAGGAGAACCAAGTTATTCCTAATCCTGAATATAGTGCGCTTAACCGGCGTGTTAATCAGCGCGTGTCGGAAGTTGCACATAGCTATGGTCATATCACGCAGAAACAACGAGGCGAGCTGTTCAAGGATATTGGCAGTGGAATCAAGAAGATTGCTAACGTGAGCGCTCGGTCAATGCTACGCAAGAAGGACTACCAGATGGTAATGGACTTCATCAACGATTGGGAGCCATCCACTGCAACTAAGACGATTATTCGACAAACGTCACTTAAATTCGACAAAGAGCCAGCATAGGAGGTAAAACAATGGAATTTGAAAATGTACGTGAAACACTGAAATTCTTGCTTGAGTATAACGATACGACATTGAACCCTAACCTTAAATCTCGGGTTAACGGTGGTAAGTGGGAGCCGAGCACAGTTAGCGAAGTTCAAGCGACGAACTACGACGCTTTAGCACAAGCAGCGGACATGCTTGGTATGAGCGACCTTTACTTAAATGAACAGCCAGCATAGGAGGCGAGTTGCATGGAACTAACAATTAAAGGCACACCAGAAGAAATTAAAAAGCTTCTCGCTATTGACGGTAGTGAGAAGCAAAGCGAATTGCTTAAAATTGTTAAACAAATTCGAGAGGATCACAGGCCATTTACGCATAAAGAATTACAAAAGATACGAAATCAGTACTAGTTGAGTAATAAAATCAATTCTTTATATAAGTGCTGATACTGATCAACGATTGATGCAATTCTGGAGTTGCTACCTGTTGACTTACGTTGAGCATTTTCGCGGATGGTATCAATTTCTTCCGAAATTTCTCGGCCACTGTAACTATTCAAACGGTGATCGAGCAGAAGAATAGCTAAATCATGAGCACGTTGTTCGTTTCCTGTCATATTTGTCACCTCGATTAATTGAGATAAATCAAGTATACAACTAAGCCAGCATGGAAGGACTAGCAATATGAAATTAGAAAGGAGACTCTATTATGCAAGCATTAAAAGTGGCAGCAGTTCCGATGCACGTTAAAAACATGGACCAATACGTATTAGTTGATAAAGAGGCGTATAACAAGTTGCTGGATCAGACTACACATGGGCGTACATGGATAATGGACGATTTACGTATCTGGTGTGGAAACAAATCGATTAAATGGATTAAAGAAAATATTATTGAAAATCCAAAATACAGCCGACAGATTGGCAGAATGGAGCAACAAGGTCAAATAATTCACAAAGGACGCGGTAGCGCCTGGAAGTTTAAGGCTAGCGTGATGGCTGAATTTTTGGAATCTCATTGGGAGGAATTGCCATGGTAGAAGTAGCGGTATTAACCTGGGCGCTAACAACCGTGTGGTACAAGCGCCGAGAGATTAAACATTGGTTTGGTATTTAAGGAGAACACTGCAATGGCGAGAGTACTAAATAAACTGGTATGTGTATTATGGATAATTCAAAAGGACCTCCACATTATTGCAAGTAACATGGGGGTCCAGAGTAAGAATAGAGACTAGTGCTTTTTAATCCACGTTTTGACATCGTCCGTGAAACCGTGCCAAGCAGCTTCACCGCTTAGCTTGGCCACAAAAAGTTTGTCATTTTCATTTATATATTTTACCAAATGATTGCGTATGCTTTTTGCAGACAAGCCAGAAGTTATGCACCAACATGAATGTGTTAAGTTGGCCCATCCGCCAAAAGATTTGATGGCAGTTATTAATTCTTCATAATTTTCGGAAGAACTTTCTAAGTCATAGCTGATTAAATATTTAATAATAATTCGCCTCGATTAATTGGAATAAATAATTTTTGTTTTCGAACAATCAAATTGAAAAAAGACAATAAAAAAATAATGAATATTAATTATTGTCATCTTCATGGGCTAAGGCATCTTTAAAATCATCTATAGTATTAAACCATGCAGATCGTGATCCGGAAACATAGTCAATAATAAATAGATGGTCATTTTCATCTAAACAGGGTTTTATAGTGTCTCTTAATTTTGCAGGAGTTAGAGAAGTATTTACCATCCAAAGTGATTCTGTGATTTTTCGGTGAGTAGAAAAGCTTTTTAATAACTTGTAAAGGACGTCGTAGCGTTGGCCGCTGTTTAACAGTTCAAAAGCAACGAACTTACTGGTTTCATTCATATTTTAATCACCTCAATTATTAAAGACATACTAATTGTAACGCTATAAGCAGTCATACGCCATGAACATTATTTTGATTTCGCATGTTCTGACCATCAATTGTGAATGATTAGAAAGTAGTAGTCATAAGTTAGCAACATGTTTGGAACTTAAGGAGGAAACAGCATGCAAACAGATTTACCAAAGCAAATGAATTACAAGCAAGCACTAAAATTTTTCAACATTGGTTCTTATAACACATTGTATTCGTTCATTAAAAAAGGACTTAAAGTTACACAGATAGGTGGTGTTAGAAGGATTGATCAAGATGACGCAAATGAGTTTTTAGAAGCACATAAAACTCAAGCAGGCAGTGAAGGTGCAGAGTAAGGAGGAAATGTAATGGTAAGAGACACAGATCCGTTCGTTGGAATTGGCAATAAATTAGTTGCTAATGCTGACAAGGCACAAGCAAATGATTTACTAACTGAAATGAATGTTGCTAGTTTGTCAGGCCGCCATTCAATCATCTGGGACAAGTCTGGAATTAGTGTGGGTGTTATCAACACGCTATCAGAAGAAGACATTTCAGTTAGTAAGTGTCCTGGTGGCGGCTATGTCATTGACTGGCAAGAAACACTAGAAATGGAGGAATGACCATGAAAGTTCATGTAGGTGATCGAGTGAGTTACAAAGCTGAATATAGTTGTGGTCAGCTGATAAGAGAAGCCGGCGTTGGCAGAGTAGTTGAAATCAAGTCAATTCCGTTCACGTTGCGTACAAAAAAGATGTAGCTGTAGTTGAACAAAATGGACAGCAATTTGAAATCATTACTAATGGTATTCAAGTGCTCAAGTAGGAGGAATGATCATGCCAAAAGTATCAGTTTTATCAGTTAACAACTGGAAACGAGCGCAAAAAAGCCATCGCTAGTATCGGCTAACGATGGACTAATGGAAGAGATGCTCAGTACCAACATCTACTCTATTCCAAAACAGTCTTGTTTGCAAGCTAAAAGACAAAAATACTCCCTACTGGAGTGGATTACAAGAGTAGGGAGCAAGAAAACAATTCAAGGTGTGCGTATATATTAACGCTAACTCGAAATGTTTGCAAGTGCTGAGAAAGAGAGGACGGTAGTTATGGAAAAACCATTACCTTACAAAGAACAGCAGGATTGCATTCTTCATGGCATTACACAGATTGCATCAATCGATCCACAAGAATTAACTCCAGAATTGCGGCTAATCGAAAATAATATGGCGATGGCATTTTACTTGAATGTTTTGATGCTTAATAGGGGGCTGAAATAATGATTAAAAATGGATATAGAATCAGCGTAAACTTTACAGACATTGGTCATCTTAGTAAAAACATAAACTCACTATATGAAAAATGGATGCTTTGCCAAAATGATTTGAAGACTATTCAGATAATTGGCGAACTGGCACTTGGAAAATGTGACACATACAAATTGCTAAGTCAAAACAGCATTAGCATTAATGACTTTTCACGTGCTATGAAAAATTTAAAGAATCTGGGATTAATTGAATATAGTGTTGAAATGTGATTTAGAAACACTAAAACGAATTGGCTTGAACTAAAAAACACAGCAGTGACTAATACACCGGGTGGGTGGAATGCCCATGATTGGAGGAACTGATATGACGGAAAAAGTTGAAAGACCAAACTATTACGCCATTATTCCCGCAAGCGTTAGGTACGACAACAATCTTCCGGGAAAAGCGTCATTATTGTATGGCGAGATAACAGCCTTATGTAATCAAAAAGGGTATTGCTGGGCAAGTGATAGTTACTTTGCAAACTTATACGGGGTTTCTAAACAAACAATTCAGAATTGGCTAAAGGCATTAGAAAATAATGGCCACATTGTAAGGGAAGTTATCTACGAAGAGGGTACACAAAAAATTTTGCATAGGTATATAAAAATTCTTGTGTACCCTACCCAAAATAATTTGCATACCCCTACCCAAAATAATTTGGGAGTTAATAATACAAGTATTAATACTACAGTTAATAATACAAGTAATAAAAAACATAGTGCGGCTAACGCCACACCGCTTGTGCAACTGAAAAAAGATTTTGAGGAAATTTGGAAAGAGTACCCCAACAAGCAAGACAAAGGCCGCGCGTTTAATCACTACAAAGCTTGGCGTAATAAGTCGGTTAATCATAATAATGCGTACTTGTTTGAACGGTTACGCCTGTATAAAAAGCACTTAGCTGCTAACCCTTGGAAATCGCCGATGAATGGGTCCACTTGGTTTAACGGACGCTTTACTGACGATTACGAACTAACTTCAAGTGGCAACAGTTCTAACAACACAGCACCACAAACACGAGAGGACTGGTTTGGCTAATGGAAAATGTAACGAAGTTATTTAATCAAGCCACGATTCAGAAAGTAGTAGCGGCTAGAGGAATTGATACAACTAAGTTGCCAACCAAAGAAGAATTGGATCATCAAACGATTGATCGGGCGAATGCGGGCGTAATTGCTAACCGAAAACGGTATTACTATCACATGTCAGTTTGGTCTGGAGGCGTGCCACTACGATTTAGCTTTAAAGATTGGCAGGTTGATAAACAGCCTAATCAAGCTAAAGCTAGAGAGCTTGGCAATCAGGCATTTAAGTTAGCTAGGCAATTAGAGACTAACCAGTTCAACGTAGCGCTTGCAGGTGGTCCCGGCGTTGGCAAAACATCATTAGCGCTAGCAATCATGTATCAGCTAATGAGCGTAGGGCAGACAGCGATGTTTGTCTCAACAGCTGAGTTGCTACGGCTGGTTAATGAAAAGTATGAAGCACCGGACGTACGTCAACGTTTACTATACATTCTAAAAGACATGCAAAACGTCGATGTTTTAGTTTTAGACGACTTTGGTACCGAAGGCGGTAAGCCAACTGAAAAAGGGTTCTACAAGCCAGTACACAAAGATTTGCAGACACTGATGTATCAAGTGGCGAATGCGCGTTGCGATTTTGATCATAACGAAGTCAAACATATAACCATCATTACGACTAACAACACACGTAAGCAATTAGAAAGTATGTACGACGGCAAAACAATTGATCGTTTATATACCAAGGATACTAGCTGTCAATTGCTGTTTGACAATATGGAAGGAGTCAGAAGCGTATGAGCTGTGAATTATGCCATGGTAGTAAAGTTGTTCAGCAACCACTTGGGAGTTATGGTTTCACGTTTGGACCATGCCCAAATTGTACGAATGAGATACATGCTCATTACGAGCAGGAGCTTGAAAGGAAGTTAGCCTATGGCAAGCAAAAATTGGCCTAAAGAACTGGAAGTCATTCATAAGTTAGAAGCGAGATATGGCAGCATGGATAACGTGCCTGAGAGCAAACTAGCTAACTTGCATAAGATGCCTGGAATTAAGGCCGTATCAGGCGATTACACGGAGATTACACGCACCCAGTATAATGCCATTAAATTAGTCATGGAAGGCAAACAGGGTAAAACTAGGACGTCTCGGGAGCTAAAACGGAGTAACAGTTGGATTGATAGGCGTATTCGTGCGATTGACGAAAACAAATACTACATTACGGAGGACGAAGATGCCTAAACACACTAAGAAGCGTTCAACAATTAAACGGAAACACCGGCGAATGAAGCAACACGCCGAAGCAAACAAAGCTAAAGCATTAGATAGCAAGCAATTGGCCAAGGAATATGAGCCGTACAACATTAATAAGCGGGCGTTCGGTGAGGACTGAAAATGGCTTATATATTGATGATTAATAGTGATGTGGCAGCTGTATATTCCAATAGACAAGCCGCTAGAAAAGATGCGAAACATTTCAGAGAAAAGGGCCAGAACACGTCAATTATGACTGTTCCTTACCATAAGCAAAGTATCTTGGAATGAAACTAATTTGGGAGGATTGAAAATGAGCACTAGAAATAAAATTGGCTTTGGAATAATCATCTGTCTTTTAGGCGCGCTTGCTATGGTATCTATAGTCGATGTATTTATTGAAGATGGAATAGTTGGATTAATAGCTTACCTGACTATTGTTTCATTGTGTGTTACAGGATGTGCACTAGCGTTTTCGTAGGATTAAAACTAATCAAGGAGATGGCAAATATGAGTGCTGAGATGAAAGAATTACACAGGCGGCTAGTCAATGATGGTATCAGTAGCCAAAAAGAAGGCGACATGAAGGTGGCAGATGGAATTAAAATTGCCTTGTTTGAGATGGAGCACTTAGATAAGCCTTACTGTGGCACTGACTATTCGCAAGGAGATGGCGACGATGATTAAGTTTAGAGCGTGGGACAATTTATTAAATAAAATGCTAGTTGTTTATAGAATTAGCTTTGATGGCCCTGTTGATGGCGTTCAAGTTCACTGCTATTTAGATGATAGAGGCGCTGAGGGGTCAACAGAATACGCCTACGATGGTGATGGGCTAATTTTAGAACAGTTTACCGGCCTGAAAGACGTGAACGGCAAGGATATCTACGTTGGTGATGTAGTAGAAGTATGGTCAGATGCTAGTGAACTAACGATGGTTCCGGCCGTTAATGAAGTTGTTTCAGAAGACCTGTTTGGACGACCCGGTATGTTTCTAAAGCCAATAGGCCAACATTTAATTGAACCATGCCTACACGACTCTTTTATTGATCAATTTAAGGTCATTGGCAATGCGCACGAGAACCCGGAACTGCTGAAAGGCTGATTTTAAAGTGTTTCTAGGAAAAGTATTCACATCTACACCTTTTATCGGAAAACGTAAACAGGGGGAAGACAAATGAATTATAGAAATGGTAGAAAAATTAATGTTGGCGACATTTTATGGGCGAAGGCTGCTAGATGGATTGTAACGGACAATTACCAGATGAGACTCATTGGTAAAGAAATGGAGTTTACCCAAACGATCTTGCCAGCCTTTGTTGAATATGTTGGCAATGTGCATGAGAACCCAGAACTATTGGAGGCGGACAAATGAAACAGATATTTGAACTTCTATGGAATTCTTCCCCATTGCAATTGTTAGGATATTGGGCTATCGCAACTGCTACGTTAATAATATTTAGTTTGGCGCTAATGTGGTGGGCGAATAACCATGACTGACATTGCAGAATTGAGTGAAAGGGGAATTGGTAGTGAAACGAACGACGATTAGAAAAGTTGAAGATATTCTACGTGATTATCCCAAAATTGACAAGTATATCGAGAAACGTGAACAGGAATTACGTTATCCAACTGTACCTCGTGATGATAATGTAGGAGGTGGCAAGGCACAATACAAGTATCCGGAAACGACACTCAACACGATTATCACGATTGATGACGATCGACGCATTAATGCTTTGAAACATCAGCGGGAAGTGATTGACAATTGCTTAGATGGTGTCGGCCATGACACTGAAGTAATCGTAAATGAACTATATTTTAAGAAACATCAGCAATACACGATTGATGGACTAATTACAAACCACTTAATCAACGTTAGTCATACTAAGGCGTTTAAATTAAGAAATGATTTTATTATGGAATGTGCTAAGGGATTGGGATTGTATGAAATCGCGTATTAATTGCGTATTTTCGACCCCTACAATCGTGCTAAATTGGTAGTATGCCAAATGTGATTGACGTGCATGAAGTAATCCTCCAAATTACAGACTGGTAATCGCTGTGGGCTAATTGGCAAGCCACAATGGGATGTAGGTTCGAGGCCTACCGGCGATATAGTTATGTGATACAGCACCCAATGGGAGTTGACCGCATAACGTGATTAGTTAGCTATTGGGACTGCTCTGATAGCTCGTGGTAAAATCTTCGGAGACGACAAGCAGATTGGCACTCAATGATGAAGAAGTTAGTCTTTTCGATATGTCTTTTTGGCTAACACGTGCTTGTGGCGGAATAGGTAGACGTTTTAAGAGGCGACACAGGATGGTGTTGTTATGTAGGGTGCAAATCCCTACCAAGCACATTAAACGCGTCCACGGCTCCAAAACGGACAATCTCCAAACTAGCTCTCGCTTATTGGCGGGAGTTTTTTAGTACATACGATTAGGAGGAACTGCAATGAATGCGAAAGACAACGAGAATATTGAGAATGATTGGAAAAAAGTTAATCTAGAGCTATTCGGGGTACAATATCCATTCTGTTCAAGCAACGAGGCAACTCATGGCAAAAAAACGGTAGATAGAAACAAATAAGTCTGAATACTATTCAGGCTTTTTTTATTGGAGGAATCAAAAATGACACTAAAAATCGTGTTATGCGGAACTCTGGAAGACGTAAAAAAACGTATGTTGCTTGACTATGAGAGAATATCTAAAGCATATCCTAAAGCCAATGTAGTTAGACGTGGCAATACTATTAAGATTAATAGTACCTGGATTAACAAGTATATCTCGGTTGGACAGCTTAAAAATATTGATAGGCTAAAGCCAAGATATATGGAAGCTGATGTATCTGCATTCTTAGTAGCAACATCAAAGCAAATGAAACTCGCAACTGAGTGGTATCAAAGCGTGTCGGTGATTAACTATGGCAAAGATGATTAACACAAAATGAGGGACTTATGGCGGGCTATAATACGCTATAGTCTCTTTTATTATGGAAGAGGTGCAGAAAGTGAATAATCGAGTTGATACAAGATATGATATCAAAGGTGAACAAATAGAATTAGGAGATATTGCTATTAATAGATATACAAACGAAACCGTTATAATAACAAATGGACAAAATAAAACTGGAATTAAAGGTTTAGGCGTAGAAAACCCTGTTTTGGGAATTAATGACTGGCTAGATGTTTATCCAAATGGAACTTTTCAAATTATTGGAAATATAGATGATTATGACAAATAACGGAGAGTATCACGGCAAAGATGATTAACACAAAATACGGCTACGTCACGCCACAAGAAGCAGAGATGGATGCCCACTTAGATAAATGGATGAAGCGTCGTGCTAAACAGCATGGCGCTTTTAGTTTGGAAAAGAAACGGAGGAAGCAACATGTTTGGAAAAAATAGAACAGCACCAGTGCCACCTCACGGGAAACACTCAATTAGTCTCAAGACAGGGAAAGCGAGTGATTTGCTAGAAGGCTTTATTCCTGACAACGCTGGTCGTGTTCGTATATCTGATGAAGTATTGGATTCAATCGTTGATCAGGTGGAAGAACGCATGCTGAAGCGCAGTAAAGGTAAACGAAATGCTAAGCAACCACACGTTCGTATTGAGTTTGATGACATTGCTGGCACACCTAAAGTATTCATTGACGGGGTGGAGCAAGATGGTGTGCAACATATTAATTTAATTTGGCATAAGCCTGATACGGAAGGCGACTATGCACATGGAAGTTGCCATATTGAAATGGTAGATAAGCAACGCAGACTGCATGGCATTGGCCAAGGCAAATAGTCATGCCAAGGACAAGAAGATGCCGCTATCCTAACTGCCATGCAATGGTCACTTTCCCTGACCATTATTGTCAGCAGCACTATGAGCATGAAGCTGAATACTTGGCTAGTCGGCAACGTTGGGCACGTGGTAACGATAAGCAATACACGCACAAGTACAATACGGTTACACGTTATCGTAATGAAGATAAGCGTCAGCAATACAACTTCTATCGGACAAGGCAATGGTCACATCTAAGGCAACGAGTTCTGGAGCGTGACCATTACTTATGTGCTTACTGTAAAGTGCAAGGCGTTATCACGCCTGCTAAAACTGTTGATCACATTGTTCCAATTGAGTTTGACGAAACATTGAAAGCGAATGTTGATAACTTAGCTATTGTCTGCGGTAAGTGTCACCGTGCTAAGACGGACTGGGAGCAATTATACTATGGCACTGGTCAAGGCAACGAGTTGCAAAGCGTAACGCCAATCAATGATGTGTCGGCAATCGCTGTGTTAATGAATAAGGAGTGAAGTCATTGAAATCGTATTATATTGAATCAATCAATCTGTGGATTATTTGCGTGAATGCTAACAAATTTGTTGATATGAAGACAAAGGACGCTATTAGAAAGCAGTGGCGTCAGCAAGTTCACACGGCCGAAGATGTCGTCGTACTTGATGAGTCTATTGCACCGTTTGAGTTCATTGGTAAATCAGGTGCAACCATTGATACTGAAACAGTTGTCAAAGCTATTAAACAATCAGAGTTAAAACGTGAACACCTTAGTCAGATGCTAGGGTAATAGAAAGGATAGTGGCAGCCATGTCGAACAGGTATGACAAGATTCCTGACTACAAAGTAATTAAATCAGCAATGCAACAGGAACTAACCGATAAGCAAATTGCACATGTTAAGAGTGAAATTGAAACAGCTGTTTTACAGAATGATGATAAGGCTTATGTTGATCTTATCGGCTTTAATCCCAGTCAAAAGAGAAAGCTGGGACAGGTTCTAAAAAGCAAAGGCTATCAGTTGTCAGAAGAATCAAACTGGTCAATCCTCATTAATTTATAAGCGCCTGTCGTTAGATTTAAGCAATTTTAAATTTATGAATGTAATTAGTCACGATGATTATTAAAACAACCCCCGCCCCCTAACACGTCCCAGGAAGAGCACACACATTGCCGTTATTTTGTGATAGAAACAATTTTTGAAAATTTTTAGGTAGGGGGGGTCACCAAATAATGAAGGGAGAGAGTAGTAGTGAAAAAGTCGGATAAAGACGTCAACGACGGGCAATTAACACGTACACCGCCAGCTTACTTAGGCCGGCAAGCTAAGGTCGTTTGGCGTCGATTAGTGCCTTTTTTAGAAGATGGTACCCCGGTTAAACGCATTGATAGCGGGCTTGTAGAGCAATATGCTTCCCAATATGAGATTTATCGCAATGCGTATAAACATATCCAGGAAAACGGTGAAGTCCAAGCAATCTATAAAACGTTACAAGATCAGACCGGTAAAAAAATTGGTCAAGACTTCGTGGGCTACAAGCGTAATCCCATGACGCAAATTTACGATTCAGCGGTTAAAAATCTGACTAAACTAGGCGCTGAACTAGGTTTGTCGCCAAAATCGCGTAGTGATTTGTTAAAGCTGAATTTAGATGATCACAAAGACAAACGTAGCGTCGCTGATCGAATGAAAGAGTTCTTAGGATAGGCGGTAATTATGAAAGTTGATCTAACACAAACACACGATGTCTTGGACGTTTACCAATCAATCGATTGGCAATCCATTAAAACGCGTTATAACGATGCTGGTACCAAATACGCTTTCTCAGTTTTAGATGGCGATGTTGTTACCGGTTATTTGATTAAGCTAGCTGCACTACGGCATTTGCGTGATTTACAGCGCCAGGGAAGTGTTGACTTTTCCTTTCATTATTCAACTAAGAAAGTTTCACAGGTTTTGAAGTTTGCGGCAATTTGCCCGAATGTTGATACTGGTGAACCCACAAAACTAATGCCATGGCAAGAGTTTATTATGGCAATGCTGATTGGTTGGCGTAATGATGACGGTGGCAAGCGCTTTTCGCGAGCAATTGTTTCCGTTGCGCGGGGCCAAGGCAAAACTTATCTAATGGCGATTATCACTGCCTATAGCTATTTAATTGAGTCATTGGGACTATCTAACCAAGACTATCTAGTTTCATCCATTAATTACAAACAAACGAGCAAGATCCTGGGCTACATTAAGTCAATGCTTGCTAAGATTGCAACTATTGAGCCATTTAAGTCATTGATTGCTGATAGTGGGTTAGATACTCGGACATTGTCTTCACAAGCGGACCAAGTTGTGATGAGTAGTAATAACAATAAACTGCGAGCAATCAGTCACGAAGCTGGTCAGTACGATAGCTTTCATTTCACAACGGCTATATTTGATGAAATTGGTGAAATTAAGACACGACAAAAGGTTTCTAAGATTGTGTCAGGGCAAGTTAAAGTACCCAATCGGCAATTTATTCAAATTTCAACGGCATATCCTGATCCCACTGTTCCGTTTCACGATGATGAGCGTATGATTCAGCAAGCCATGGAACAAGATTATTTACGCGATGCTGATACATATTTGGGGCTTATTTGGTCGCAGGACAATCTGGATGAAACTTATAAGCCCGATATGTGGGTTAAAAGTAATCCCTTACTAGATTTACCGAGCCAACGAGAAGTGTTACTGAACGGCTTGACAGATAAGCGCGATTCTGACGCCTTGTCGGGCACACTCAACGATTTTCAAAACAAAAACCTTAACTTGTGGCTAGAACAATCGACCGACAGCTTCTTGAAACTGCCTGACGTTGAGCGAGCTATTATATCATCATTTAGTTTTGATGATCGGCAAGTTTATATTGGCTTTGATTACTCGATGTTTAGTGATAACACAGCGCTAGCGTTTGTATTTCCTTATCGTGATAATAATGATAAACCACGATGGTTTATTTATCAGCATAGCTTTATTCCCTGGCAGAAAGCCGGTTCAATTGAGGCTAAAGAAAAGCAAGACGGTATTAACTATCGGGACTTAGCTCAAAAGGGATTTTGTACAATTAGTAGCCATCCTCAAGGACTAATCAATGACGAGCAAGTTTATCAGTGGTTACTTAACTTTGTTGAGCGGCATCGACTGGAAGTTGTTTTCTTTGGTTATGACGCGTGGGGGCTAACGCCTACAATCAAGCAGCTAGATTTAAATTCCGGTTGGCCATTGCAAGCCATTCGGCAGCGAACTAGTGAATTGAAGGATCCAACTAAGTTTTTGCAGACGATGTTTGTTGAAGGCTCGGTAGACCGCTTGGATGATCGAATTATGGAAAAGGCATTACTAAATGCTGAAATTTATGAAGACAAAATTGGTATTCAAGTCGATAAAGCTAAGGCTACATTGAAGATTGATGTGGTAGACGCGTTAATTGATGCCTTATTCCAAGCCATGTATCACTTTGAAGACTTTTCAGACGTAAACAATCCTGATAAACAGGTCGAACGTATGAACGAAAAACAAGTTCTTGAATGGTTTAATAACCCGGAGTCAGGATTGCTAGGAGATGATATTGATGATTTTTAAACAATTTTTTGCGACTATCTGGCATTACTTTGATGTGTTGTGTTTTATTCTAGGCATGATCGCTGGGGTATATGCAGCCTTTTTATTTGGACAGGCACAGGGCGTTTTAGCAATTGCTGTAGCTTTATTTTTAGTTGGCTGGCTTTCGGAAGTCGTAGTAGCCAGCCAAAAAGGAGGTGATTAATAATGCCCTTTTTTGAACCACCAACGGCAATAAAAAATTCAGTTAGTATTCAAAGCGTGCCAGTAGAAGACGATAATATCGTTAATTTTTTGTCACCAACTGGCGATAATGAGTATGTTAGTGCCAAAGACGCTTTAGAAAATTCGGACATTTATTCAGCAGTTAACCAAATATCTGGAGACTTAGCCACGGTACAATTAATGGCTAATATGCCACGAGCACAAGGAATTATAAACAACCCTAGCACGACAGCTAACGGGCACACGTTTTGGCAGTCTATGTATTCACAATTGTTATTGGGTGGTGAATGCTTTGCATATCGTTGGCGTAATCCTAATGGTTTAGATCTGCGCTGGGAATATTTGCGACCTAGCCAAGTGCAAACCTACTTATTGGATGACGGCAGTGGATTAACCTATACGGTTACTTTTGACGAGCCTAATTTGGGTGTCCTTCAATATGTACCACAGTCTGACATGATTCATATTCGCTGGGCTAGTACCGATGGCGGTATGACTGGTAACAGTCCGTTAAAAGCATTATCGAATGAGTTACAAGTCAAGAGTTCGTCTAACAGTTTAACGTTGGCTGCATTAGCACGTTCAATTAGTGCTCCTGGCGTCCTATCTATTCAGCACGGTGGGCTGCTTAGTGAGAAGATGAAGGCCAGTCGCTCACGTAACTTCATGAAACAGGTGAACAGTTCAAACGGCGGCCCGGTAGTTATTGATCAACTTGAAGATTACAAGCCACTAGAAATGAAAGCCGATGTCACTAAGTTGTTAAGCCAAACAGATTGGACGAGTAAGCAAATTGCTAAAGTCTTCGGCATTCCTGATAGTTATTTGAATGGTCAGGGTGACCAGCAAAGTAATATCGACCAAATCAAAGGCATGTACACCAATGCCCTTAATCGCTATTTACAGGCGATTTTAGCTGAGCTGGATAATAAGCTTAATGCTAAGATTACGGCCAATATACGGACTGCTGTAGATCCATTGGGAGACTCGTTTGCAGCTACTCTATCAGGGCTGGCTAAAGATGGCACAATTGCTAATAATCAAGCAACTTGGTTACTACAGCAGACTGGTTATTTTCCAGATGAAATGCCTGCTGCTAAGAATCCAACGACACAACAAGTTGTGATTCAATCAGGAAAAGGAGGTGATAATGATGACAAAGAAAGTGATGATTAAAGGCGATATTGTTGATGATCAAACAGCAGGTTTCTATGAGTTCTTTGGAATGCCAGCAGTATCACCTTCGGGTGTTGCTGACATTTTAAATGATGACAGTGGTAATACTGATGATGACGACGGTGATGATGAAGCACTTGAAGTTGATATTGCTTCCAATGGTGGCGACGTTTTTGCGGCTAGTGAGATTTACACTATGCTAAAGAATTATGCTGGCAATGTAACAGTTAACATTCAAGGCTTAGCCGCTAGTGCGGCCAGTGTGGTTGCTATGGCTGGCGATCACATCAACATTTCACCAACTGCTCAGATTATGATCCATAAGGCTTGGTCACAACCAGCTGGTAATGCTGACGATCTGGAGCATGAAGCCAGTATTTTAAATGGCATTGATCAATCGATTGCCAGCGCTTATGAGGCTAAAACCGGCATGGATCAAGCTGACTTACTACAATTAATGGCAAACGAAACATGGTTAACCGCTAGTGATGCCGTCGATAAAGGTTTTGCTGACGAAATTATGTTTGCTAATGATCAACAATTACAACCGGTGAACGCTATTTCACACATTCCACCTAAATCTGCAGTTAATAAGCTGATGAATCTAATTTACAAGGCGGATAAGGATAAAGCTAAGCCGTCTAAAAAAGAAAATACTACTAATAGTCAATCTGCTGAATTACGAAACAGCAAATTGGCTATTTTATTTGGAAAAAATCAAAAGGAGGCCAACTAATGGCTAATATCAACACAATCAATGATGCTTGGATTGCCCAAGGGCAAAAGGTGTCAGACTTGAACGACAAGTTAAACGCAGCTGTCCTTGACGACAGCTTTGATCAAGAAAAATTTAAAGCAATGAAACAAGATCGCGACAATGCGGTTGCCCGGCGTGATGCTTTACATGAACAATTAGAAGAAGAACGTAAGGCTCAAGAGATTGCCAATATGGATGACAAGAATAAGACCCCACTTGATGATGACGAAGAAGACATCAAAGCCAAGTTCATTAAGAACTTCCAAGGCATGATTAAAGGCGACCCTAAAGTTATGAACTTGGTAACTTCTTCTACCGACGAAGGTGGCAATGCAATCGGCTTAACTATCCCTCAAGATATTCAAACAGCAATCAATACGTTGGTTCGCCAATACGATTCATTACAACAGTATGTTAGTCGAGAATCTGTTACAACTCAAACTGGTTCACGGGTTTACGAAAAGTGGACTGACGTTACTCCGCTGGCTGATTTAGATGATGAAACGGCTACCATTGGTGATAATGATGATCCTAAGCTATCCATTATCAAATATACGATCCATCGGTATGCTGGTATTACCACTGCCACTAATTCATTGCTAAAGGATACCGCTGACAACATTTTGGCTTGGTTGTCTCAATGGATTGCTAAGAAGGTTGTTGTTACTCGCAACGCTAAAATTATTGCGGCGATGAACAACGCACCTAAGAAGCCCAACTTGTCCAAGTTCGATGACATTATTACGATGATTAATACTGCTGTTGATCCTGCCATTAAGTCTACGTCATTCTTAATGACAAATACGTCAGGCTTCAATGTACTGTCCGAGGTTAAGGATGCTATGGGACGTTACTTATTGCAACCCGATCCAACACAACCTGATCAGTATTTAATCCGTGGCAAGCGGATTGTAGAGGTAGCTGACAAGTGGCTACCTAATGTTGGGACTACGTCAGCACCGGCTTATCCACTTTACTATGGTGATTTGTCACAAGCGGTTACTTTATTCGACCGAGAAAACACTTCCTTATTGACTACCAATATTGGCGGTGGCGCCTTCGAAAAAGACCAAACCAAGATTCGCGTGATTGATCGCTTTGATGTTGAGCCTACTGATACGGAAGCCTTTGTTGCAGGTTCGTTCAGTACAATTGCTGACCAAACGGCCAACTTTGCGGCGAGCGCTGCTACAACGACTGACGGGAAGTAATTAGCCAACTATGTCGCCGATAAATACACAGTACAGTAACAATCTGGGCGGCTAAGTAAGGATGTGATTTAAGTGGCAGCCGATTTAGAAACATTAAAATCATCTTTGCGAATTGACGGGGATGATGATGACGAGCTGCTAACAGGCTACTTGTCTGCAGCTACTAGCTACATTAAACAGGCTATCGGGGATGACAATAGCGTTCCGAATTTCTATGAAATGGAAGGCGTGAATGACTTGTTTGAAACGGCTGTGTACGCCTTAGCTGGTTCATACTGGTATTACCGGACATCAATCACTTCAAATACTGTTAATCCAGTTGACTTAGTTGTTGGTTCAATCATCGGCCAATTGCGAGGCCTGTATAGCCAAAAACAGGATGAGGTGGACGACAATGGCAATTAATAAGTTAACTCCAGTTGACTTTAACCAACGTATACAGATTGGCACTGTTAAAACTGTTCAAAATCCTATTAATGGGACTAGTAAACAGACATTTGTTAGTCAATTTAGTTTATACTGTGCACCCTATACACGATCGATTGCATCTTCGTATCAACTCACAGCTGAACAATTAGAGCAAGTAGTGGTCATTATTAGGCATAACCCTAAAGTTTATGAAGGTATTAAGTGTCAGTATAAAGGTAAACTTTACGATGTCATCAATGACAGCATAGATGATTCTAGCAATTATCTGTCTTGCGATTATTTGACGCTCAAACAGGTTACTAAGGGGGCCTAGCTATGGCAAACAATGATATGGCCGACCAACTAGCAAGCTGGCTTAAAGACGTCCACAAGCTAGTCCCTAACGAGGCTGAACAAGAGAAAATAACCGAAGCCGGCGCTAAGAAGTTAGCCGATAACTTGACGGAAGTCACAAGAAAGAAACACTATTCAAGTCATAAAGACAAGAAGTACGGACATATGGCTGACAACATAAGTTATAACAGCACCGATATAGATGGTGAACATGATGGCTCTTCAATTGTAGGGTGGACTAATAAGTACCATGACATGAACGCTCTGCGGTTAAATGATGGCACTAAGCACATTAAGGCTGACCACTTTGTCGATGAGAACTTAGCCGACAGCCAAGACGATGTCTTTAATGCCATGCTAGATGAATATAAGAAGGGGGACGATGACTAGTGTTATTACCAGTATCACAGGTATCCAGTCTAGTTGATTCCCTCAATTTAACGTGGGTTGATAAAGTTTACCTTAATACCATACCTAATGAAGACCTAGACAACGCTGATAGTACAGTCATGCTATTGCAAGAGACCGATTCAAGCCCGGCCTATCTGGCAAACAGCACGTTTAAAGGCCTAGCAATGGGTGTTGAGATTCAAATCTTCTACAAGGTTGACCTAGCAGATGACTTTAACCCGCTAGAAGCTGAGATAGCTTTGATGAAAAGCCTTAAAGAGGCCGGCTGGTTAATTGTATCTAGTCAGCACCACACAACTGACCCGGATACAAACCAAGTAACGAAAACAATTTATGTAACTAAAAATGAAATGATTTAAAGGAGAGATTTATAAAATGTCAAAACACAACATTGTCAAAGCGACTTTTGCTTTGCTAGACGATAACGGCGACTTAATTAAAGACGCTACCAAAGGTCTATCTACTGATGGAATCTATGTTGCTGACCATCAAGGAGAAGGTTTCAGCCAAATCAACGTATCCGCCATCGAAGCGGCTGGAACTCCCGGCTGGGGGAATGGACAAATCAAGCGGACGGCTTATGGTAAGTCTATGCCTACCCTGGCTTTAACTGCATTGGACTTGGACTTCAAAATTAACCAAATGCTTAAAGGATTCACTCAGAACGCTAATACAGGTGCCTGGGTACGCCAATTACCTAAGCCTCACGTTGCCATGATTGCCGAATCTCAATCATTAGATGGTGACATCTCAATTTACGAATGCTTTAACAACATCGAGTTTGTCGAAGAAGCGTCTAACAACAGTACTGATACCAACAATGAAGCTGCTTACTCAACAGCTCTAAATGGTACTGTCTTAACACCATTGAAGCCAGACATTTTCTTAGCTGCCAATGGGGTACAACAACCTTATATGATTGCCAAGTCAAATGACGCTAACTTCAGTTTAGATAAGCTTATGGCTGAAACGTTTGGCGGCTACACTAAGTCAACAAGTGACACAACTGGCGGTACGACTGGTCACTAGTAACACTTTAAAGGCTTCCCACTAAGGGTGGCCTTTTTACATACCTAAAAATAAATGAAAGAGGTAATTTTTATGAAAATCAATGCTAAAAACTATTTTAAAATCAACAAGACGGCCAGTGTAACACCAACTAACAATATCATTCGATTGGCTACCAAGGTTCAAATTAGCATGCTGGAATCACAAGACACTGAAAAAGAAGTTACTGAACTAGACGCAATGAAAAACGGCCTAGAATTGCAAGATGATATGGCCGACTTTGTACAACGGGTCATGGGATACACTGATCAGCAGATGGAAACGATTAACGATACCATCTCGATTGAACGGTTTGGTGAAGGCGTTGGATACCTGATTATGCGCTTAAACGGTATCTCAGACGCTGATATTAAACTATCCGAACAGAAGCAACGCAAAGCCATCGAAGACGCTAAGTCGTCAAAATAAGCCGGCACAAGCGTAACAGTGAGCTTAAAAAGGAAGTCTTGAAGTTGAAAAACCAACAGGAAGACTTCAACTTACTAGCTCAACAATTATTAACCGAGGGGTTATCACCAAAAGAATTTGATGATAGCTCCTTTTTTAATATGATGGCTAGTTTAAACGCTCGCAAAAAGGAAGACCGTGCTGAACTGGTTGACCCACTAGAGGCCATTAATCAAACGTATGGTTTATAAGCGCTTGTGCCAAAAAGGAGGTTAAAAAATAATGGCTAAAAAAGTAGTTGGCCGTGAGATGACCAGTAAGGTTGGCCTAGATTCAGTAGAAGCTGTTAAATCACTCAAGCAGTTAACTGCTGAGGTTAAAGCCAACACTAGTGGCTGGAAAGCCCAAGAAGTCGCACTAAACTCGGCAGGAAAATACCAAGAAGCCACAGCAGCTAGGGTAAACGGCTTAGCCAAATCAATGGAGATGCAAAAGGCTAAGATTGATGAGTTAAAGAAGCGCCAATCAGGCCTAAACCGGGACACTAAAGATGGTGTACTTGAATATACTAAGCTGACTGATGAAATTAACAAAGCTAATCGATCATACGACTCAATGGGTGGCCAGCTGGATCGAGCCAAGTCAAAGCTACAATATTACAATTCAGGTTTAGCCGACCTGCAAAAGGGCTATAAACAGAGTACAGCTTTAAGCAAGTCTTATGTCGAACGCCTAGAAGCAGAGGGCAACCAAGAAGAAGCTAACAAAGCTAGGCTGTCAGGCTTAAAGCAGGCCTATGCTAACATTCAGGCTCAATATAAGACCCAATCAGATGAGCTAGAAAAAATTAGAAAAGCTAGTGGCGACACTTCAGACGCTTACAAGCTGCAACAGACTCGTGTTAATGAGACCGCAACTAGTATGGCTAAGCTTAAAAGCGAGACTAATGAGCTAGATTCCGCCATGAATAAGGCTAAACCGACGGCCTTTACCAGAATGCTTGATTCAGCTAAGTCTAAACTAGGCTTAGTCCGTGATGAAGAAAAGAAAACTAATGGCGAAACCAAGCATTTTGCCCTTGGGTATGTCATTGGTAATACTATTAGTCAGGCCGCGTCTAGTGCAGTTGGTTACATTAAGGATGTCACCAAGCAAGGTTACGAACTAGCTGAAGCTGGGGGCACGATAAAAAAACAATGGACTAATTTAGGCCTGTCTGACAGTGAAGCAACTAAGATGACAGCTCAGATTAGTGATATTCGCTCTAAGGCCAACATGTCCGGTGGCGCTATTGACCAAATGCAGAAGAAATTCTATGCCATGACTAACAGCACCACTAAAGCCCGGGCCATGACCGAAGTGTTAACTAGCTATGGTTCAGCTGCTGGTAAATCAGGCGACCAGATAGCCGGGCTAACTCAAGGGGTTGCTAAACTAGCTGGTAGTTCTAAAGTAACAGCCAGCCTATTCAAACGATCATTTAGTCAAGTACCCGAGTTACAAAAGGCCATCATCAAAGCTAGTGGTATGTCAACTAGTGCCTTTAATAAGCAACTAGCAGCTGGCAAAATTACTGGCTCACAATTACAAGGCTATATGGTCAAAGCCGCTAAGACAAGTGGCAAAGCATGGTCAGAGTTCGGTGAGACCACTAAAGGTAAGATGGCCGCTATCCAAGGTACTTACACCAATTTAAAGGTAGCCTTTGCTAAGCCTTTAGTAGCTGGTGTTGAAAAGGCTATTGATGGGGTGTCTAAAAAGAAGGGCGCTTTAGATGATGTTAAGAAGTCCCTAACAGGTCTAGTTGGCACACTTGGTAAGAAGACTGGCCAGTATGTCGGCGATGTTATCAGCTTTCTAGTTAAGAATGAAAAGCCAATCGAAAAGACTGGTGGAGCCTTTGCTAGTATTGTTGGCAGTCTAGCTAAAGGTGCATGGTCAGCTGTAGCTGGTGCCTTAAAACTGATTGGCGGACATTCTAAGGACGCCTCAAAAGGCATGAATGGTGTAGCCTCAGCTACAGCTAATATTGCCAAGCATAAAGGTGCCATTGAAACCATAGGTAAAGGCATTGTAACCTATTTTGCCATTTCTAAACTAGCAGGTATTGGTAAGGCATTCCTAGGGATTGCTAGTGGTATTGGCAAAGCAATTGGCTTTATTAGGTCGCTAAGCACGGCTCAAAGGCTAGCCGCTAAAGCTAGTGGTGAAGAAACGGCCGCTCAATGGTTACTCAACACTGCCATGGATGCTAACCCGATTGGCATTGTAGTTGTTGCCTTGGGCGCTTTGACAGCTGGTCTAGTAGCCGCTTATAAGTATATTAAGCCATTTAGAAAGTGGGTTAATGGCCTAGGTAACGCGATGAAAAAGCTATTTAGTGGCAAGTATGACTGGGAAAAGAAAGTTGGATCAAAACTAGGTAAAGTCGGCAAAACCATGGATAAATGGGGAAAAAATGCCGGCAGCTTCTTTAAGAAACACAGGACTGAAATTCTAACTACTTTGATTAACCCATTTGCAGGCCTAGCTACATGGTTCTTAAAGGACACTAAAACTGGTAAGAATATTCAAAAGTGGTCTAAAGGTTTTAGCAAAGACATTCAAAAAATGGGCTTTAAGAAGGCTATGGACAAACAGGTTAATGACGCTTCTAAGGCGTTTAGCAATACTAAGTTTGGCAAGTGGTTTAAGACCGTTTCAGACAGCTTTGATAGCTTTAAAGCTAGCTTTAAAAAGTCATGGAACAAGCACTGGTCAGACATGGGTAAGACCATGCAAGCTGACTGGAACGGTTCCGTTAAGAACACTAAGAACTTCTTTAGTACTGTTGGTAAGAAGTGGGACGGTTGGAAGTCTAGCTTTAGAAAGAGTTGGAACAGCCACTGGAATGATATGCGTTCCAACTTAAACTACTACTGGAACAAGTCAATTAAACATACTAGAGACTTCTTTTCTAGCATGGGCACTAAGTGGTCTGGCTGGAAGAAAAGTTGGTCACATTCATGGAACAACCACTGGGATACAATGCGATCTAATCTGCACAGCTATTGGAACAAAGACCTGAGTCATACTAAAGTGTTTGGTCACTCAATGGCCGACTGGCTAGGCGCATTTAAAAAGAGCTTTAAATCAGGCTGGTCAGGTTTAGGAACTGGTGTTGAGAACATCTTCAAAGGTTTGTGGAAAGACTTAAAGGGCTTTACTAAAGATGGCATGAATGATGTCATTGATATTATCAACGGTGGGATTAATGCGGTTGATAGTGTCATCCATACTTTCGGTGGTAAGAAAAAGACGATCGGTGATTTAAGTCATGTTCACTTTGCCGCTGGTACTGGTATGTTTAGTGGGTCACGTAACCCAATTACACGTCCTACTATGGCAATGTTAAATGATGGTAACGACTCACCTGAAACAGGCAACAAAGAAATGGTCATGCTTCCAAATGGTGATTCAGGCATTGTTCAAGGACGTAACACTAAGATGATGTTACCAGCTGGCACTGAGGTGTTAAATGCTAGTGAGACAGCCATGTTAATGAGCATGCAAGGCGTGACTAAGTACGCTAAAGGTACTGGGATATTTGGTGACATACTAAACAGTGTGACTAGTGGTATCTCAGGCGTAACTAGTTGGGTCGGTAAAAAGGTAGGCAGTTTAGAGAAGTTCTTCAAGACCGCTGAAAACATTATTGCTCACCCGGTTAAATCACTTGAAAACTTGTTTAGCTGGTCTTCCAAAGGTATCTCAGGTGTCATGAGCAACATTGGTAAAGGCCTATTTAATGGTGTTGAGAAACAAGCTAAGACATGGTGGTCAACACTATGGGGTGGCGTTAGTGACAGCCTAGACAGTGGCGCTTCTAGTTCCACTCTAGTCAATGCGATGGAGAAGTACGGTGCCACAAATAAGTATGTTTACGGTGCTGAGGGCCCTAGTGCGTTCGACTGTTCGGGCCTAGTCGAGTACACCCTAAAGAAGCTTGGAATTAGCTTCCCACGGACCAGTGGTGAGCAGTATAGGGCGTCTAAGCATGTCAGCAATCCTAAACCGGGTGATTTGGTATTCTTTGGCCCAGGTGGTAGCGATCACGTTGGGGTATACACCGGCAATGGCGAGTTTTACAGTGCTGAAAATGAAAAAGACGGTATGGGTATCAGTAAAGTTCATGGTGGTGGCTATGGTACGTTTGCTGGTTATGGACGAGTACCCGGTTTATCAGATAGCACTAGCTCGGATAAGTCTTCTAAATCTAGTGGCCTGTTAGGCACCATTAAAAAGCAAGTAGGTAGTGGTTTCTGGAAGTTCATCAGCAAGTTAGCAGATATGTTTGGTGATGGCGGTAGTAGTAACCCCGGCGGCTCAGGTGTTCAACGTTGGAAGCCAGATGTTATAAAGGCGTTGAAGAAGAACGGCTTTGAAGCAACTGCTAGTCAAGTATCAGCTTGGATGAAAGTTATTGCACGTGAGTCAAACGGTGACCCAACAGTGGTTAACAATTGGGACTCTAACGCCGCTAAAGGTATGCCATCAATGGGGCTAGTTCAAACTATTCGACCAACCTTTGAAGCTTACAAGTTCCCCGGTCATAACAACATTTTGAACGGCTATGATGACTTGCTAGCTGGTATCCACTATATGAAGGCTAAATATGGCTCAGGCCCTAGTGCGTTTGCTCGTGTTAGTGGGCCCGAAGGCTACGAAAACGGTGGCATTATCAACACTAACCAGTTGATTGAAGTCGCTGAACATAACAAACCTGAAATGGTGCTTCCATTGACTAACAAGAGTCGGGCTAACCAGTTGATCGCACAGGCTAGTCAGGTTGTAAATGGCACTACTAGCACGCAGGTTGCGTCTACTAACAGTGAAAGTAATGAGAAGCTTGATAAAGTCATCTCACTATTGGCGGCTTTATTAGCTGGTCAAGGTAGTGTTCAAGCAGTTATTGCTAAATCAGATGTGGTTAATGCCGTTAAATCTGACAATAAGACAGCTTCACAGTATTCACAAATGATGGGGTACTAGTATCCCAATCAATCAAAAGGGTAGTCCTTAATTGGGCGTCCCTTTTTACATAGTTAAACTTAAAAAGGAGGTTAAATCGTGACCTTACAACGAGATGATTTTGAATACGCCGGTTTAAATAGCCGGGATGATTTACAGGTTGAAATGGGTAACGTGGTATTGCCTAGTGCACCGGCCATGGCTGAACAGGTGACTGATATACCGGCTATGTATGGTAACCAATTTAATGGCACTGACTTTACCAGCCGAACGATTAGTATACCGGTATCCATTTACTGTGCTGATAACCAAGCTAGATTTAATCAGATAATGCACAACCTAAGTGGTCTGCTTTTAAGCGATGACCCTAGTGATAACGGTAAAGAGTACCCATTAATCTTTGGCTTTGAACCTAAAGTGACCTACTGGGGGCATATTACCGCGATTAGTGACCCAGCCCCGATTAATACGGGTATGTATGACATGACACTAACGATTACCTTTGTGCAGTCCGACCCACGGGCAACCTTACCACAGGTTGAAACACCCTTAAAGAACGGTTTAAATACGATTACTGTTGATGGCACTGCTAGAACAGAGCCGGTTATACAGGTCATACCTAAGCGGGATTTAAAGCACATTGGCTTTACCATAAATGGTGGTGAATATGGACTAGGTCCGGATAGTGATGAAGACCAAGCGGTGGCGGTACAGCCTTATACGCAGGTTGTGAACAGTGACGTATTAAATACGATGGCTGAGTGGACTAACGATGCCAATGCCATTGCCCAGATGAAGACCGCTGGCAAGTACATTTATCAAGGTGAAGCTGATAGCAACCGAGATACCCAAGTGTTAATGGTCAAGCTAGCCAATGGCGTTAAACAGTATGGTAGCCATCAACCAGACTGGTATGGCCCCGGTGTTCGTTTTACTGGCATGACTAACAGCCTGACTAACTATCGAGTTAAGACTAGAATCCACCACATTAAGCACTCAGGTACCCATAATGGGCGTGCGATGGGGCGGGTAGAAGTGCTGCTTTTAGACCCTAACGGAGCTACAATTGGCCGGTTTGGTCTAGCTGATTCTAGCTCAGGTGGCACCCCAACGTGTTACTTACAAATCACTAAGCCGGGTGGTACTTTTGCCGGCGGTGATGGTAAACATGAGACTTTCTACAATGGTAAAGGCCCATCAGGTAGCTCTAGCAACGGCCGTGACCAGAAGATTAAAATTAAGACTGGTACTACGACTAAGACGGTAGTCAAGAAGTCGAAGAACAAGAAGACTGGTAAAGTAACGACTAAGACGATTAATGAAAAAGTTGACAAGTATATCACCGTTGTTAACAAAGAAGAAAAGTCGGCGCTAAGCACTAGTTGGCTAGAACTCGACTTAATCAAAAATGGCAAGGTGTTTAGCTGGTCAATCACCCAATACTACACCAGTGGTAGTCACAACGGTCAACCATGTAAAGACCCTAAACGATTTTTAATTGTGCATGGCACGTTTGTTGATAGGAACTCTAATTATCAGTCGGCTTTAGGTGGCATCGGCGGGGTGTTCTTCAAGCACTCAATTGCTGAAGATGACGAAAATGTGGGCTATGAAAACCCTTATCTGTCAATCACCCACCTAGACATTTATCAAGTTAATGACGTATCACAGGACGCACCTAAATATATTGCTAGTGCTGGTCAAGAGATCGTCTTAAATTGTGAGACTGATAGCACCACGGTTGGCGGTAAGCTAGCTAGTCCAATCTGGTCAACGGACTATCCTAAATTAAGCCCGGGGGTTAATAGCCTGACGATGATTGGTGACCTAGATGACGCCCAAATCACGCTTAAATATCTACCCAGATTACTCTAGCAACACTTAAAGGCTTCCCAATTAAGGGTGGCCTTTTTAATACATAACTAAAATAAGGAGGTTAACAGATGGCTTTAAATAACCAGTATTTAATCCTAGATTCAAATTTAAAGCGGATTGGTACCCTGACCGTGGATGGAGCCACTAAGTTCTCTAATGACAGCGTCAAGATTCAACTAGCTGATTCAGACACAACTAGCACTAGCTATGACGATGATGTTAACGTGGGTACTAATGACACGTTTGATGGCACGGTTAACCTAAATGCCCAATCTAAAAAGTTCGACCATCAAGGCTCTTTAGACGTGCTTCAAGGTCAACCTGATTCAGACAAAGTAGTAGCTGGTAATAACTTAGCCTATTATGACGAGCTATCAGGCCATTGGTATGTTATGTACATTTACTCAACTGATGACGCTTCTAGTGCGGCTGTTAAACATACTACGACTATTAACTTTACCAATCTATGCCTGTACACGCTGGCTCATCATTATCCTATCGCTACTACTGCCAGTGCAAGCACGATTCAGACAGCCTTTAATCAGTGTTTTAATGCGACAGGGTGGACGCTAGACTATCAGACTACCAATGTAATGACACCATCGATTACCATTGATGGTAAGACGAAAGCTAGCACGTTAGTACAGACACTCATTCAAACGTATGATGTCGAGATTGACCCTTATGTGGAGATTGATAGTCAAGGGAACATCACGAAAAAGGTGTGTGTCATTACTGACCAGCTAAACAATGATGTGGTTTATAACGAAGCGGTATTCGGTAAGAATATGACTAGTATTAAACGGACAACCGTTTCAACACCAGTGACCAAGCTGATTCCCTATGGAGCCAACGGTAGCACGATTGCCGTGGTCAATGATGGTAAGCCTTATATTGTTGATGATGAGGCCAACCAGAAATATAACCCCGATTGGCAAGCTGGCCTTTACTATGAAGCGGTGGTAACCGCTAATCAGATTAGTAACTCAGCCGGTTTGAAGGCCTGGGCTCAGGACATGCTTAAGCTATACAATCACCCGCGGACATATTATGAGGTGAATGTAACACCCAACTTTAATCCACCATTAGGCGCCACGATCAGGTTTAAAGATGAACTAATTGAGCCCATATTAGACGCCAGTGGCCGGGTGATTCAACGGACAATTAGCTTTGCTAACCCATATGGCAACATAGTCGGCTTTGGGGAATATACAACCGTTCAAGTTGCCACCCCGGCATGGATGGAACAGTACCAGAATGCACTCAGTAAGGCGGTTGACGCTGCTAAAAAGGACGCTAGTTCGATTAAACCGGTCGCTTTAACGCCTGACGGTAACAACTTCACGGATACCATGCAGACTAAACGACTAATTTTACAAGCTTGGGAAGGTAGTACTAATATTTCATCCTACATTGATAGCAAGGGCTTCATTTGGCGCCGTTATAACACTGATGGCACGGTTGACACCAGCTACCAACAAACGGGCTACTTAATCAACGCGGCTAGTAACGCTGTGGGTACCTTACACGGCACGATTGAATCCGACTATATCCAAGATGACCCCGAGATTAAGCTAGACACCACTGGAATTAGTTATCTAGGCATCTATGGCCCTGATGATAATGGGGCCCATTCAGCGACTCAATACATGGCACGCTTAAGCAATGGGCAGTACCTAACTAGTCGGGCTCGTGATGACAGTGGCTCTAGTGATACCATGTTCGCTTTACAGGATAGCAAGTTTGCCGTGCAGTCAGTGATGTTGCAAGTTCATGGTCAACATGGTGGGACGTTCGGCGTGCAGGAGGTTAATAACACGGTCTATATTTGGTCGATTGTCAGTTTAAAGAACGATGGTAATTACATGCTCGTGCGGTTCCCATATGTAGCGGGGCTTACTTTACAGCCTACCGATAGTCGCGTTCAACAAATAATGGCACTCAAAGGTTACGGTCGGGTTAACTATGACCGTCAACATGACCTAGTTTCAATTGGCTATTCCGATGGCAGTACTGATATTCTTAACGCTAGTGACCTGTTAGCCGGCAATTACAACGTGCTATACAACTTTAATATCACTGATTATGGGATTGATTTTAACCAGAACACTTACCAATCTGAATGCCTAGACTTCCCTTACTTCTACTTTGCGGCCGGTGGTGGTGAAGCTGAGACTACTAACGACCCGCATAAAGTGTGGGCGTTAAATGTCGTCCATAAAGGGGCCGAGTTTGAAGCTTACTTTGACAATGATATGGTAATGCCCAACCTAACCGATGAAAGCCGTGAAGTGGAAACTTGTAACGTCTTTTACCAAGGCACACAGGCCTACTTGTTAGTGACCTTTAACACGCGGGTGCTAGAAATTGACCCCTATTCAGCTGAAAAGGAAAAGGTGTACACGATACCCATTACGAAACGATCGGCAGCTAGTGTGATCGATAAAGGGACAATCAGTGAAAATGATAGCACGGTCGATTAGAAGGGAGGTGAATTAGATGGCTGAATCTAACGCAACTCAGGTCATATTAACCGATGATGGCATTAAGATTATCAACGCGCAAAATACGGCTGATAATGCGGCTAGTGGAGTTGCCAACTTAAACGATCCCAATTTAATGAGCGTCATTGAAAAGCAGACCCAAGCAGCACAATATGCCGGGTTAACTAGCCAGTATAATGTAGTGCTAGCCCGGGCTAAAAATGCCAGTATCAGTACGACTGCTTTAACCACAGCCTATACTAATCTGAATGCCTTTATGACGGCCATTTTAACGGATACCACTAAGGCCAGTGATGTCAGTCGAGATAGTTATAAGGCCCTTACAGATGCCTACAATTCGGCTCTAAGCACTGTACAGAACGCTTTAAGTAACAGCTTTAACACTGACATTGATAACATGCAGTCAAGTGTGGCAGTAGCTAGTCAAGCTGCTTCTAGTGCTGTAATAGTAGCCTCACAAGCAACGGTAACTGGCAATAGTGCTAGTCAGGTTGCATCACAGTCCTTTGTGGTAGCTAACCAAGCTAAAAGTGCTGGTAATAACGCTGCTAGTATTGCTAATAGTGCTAGCCAAGCCGCTTCAAGTGCCGTACTAGCTGGTAGTCAAGCAACAGTGAGTGCCAACAAAGCAATTACAGCTGCTAGTCAAGCTCAGAGTGCTGGTAATAATGCCACTAGTATCGCTAACAATGCTAGTCAGGCTGCCTCAAGTGCCATATTAGCTGGTAGTACAGCAACAGTAAGTGCAAACAAGGCAAGTGCTGATTATCAGACGTTGAGCGCAGGTGTTAAGGACGGTTCGGTAGTCCATATCACGACACAAACGGTTATTGATAAAGGGGTTATTGGAACGGCTGAGATAGCCAATGGTGCAATCACCAATGCTCAGATTGGTAATGAGGCTGTTAATAGCGCCAAAATTGCTAACCTAGCCGTGGGCACCGCCCAAATAGGTGATGGCGCAATTACTAATGCCAAGATAGGGTCATTAGCTGTAGGCACAGCACAGGTAGCCAATGGTGCAATTACCAATGCCCAGATTGGCTCATTATCTGTTGACACTACCAAGATTAAAGATGCTTCTATCACTAGCGCCAAGATTGCTAACCTAGCCGTAGGTACAGCACAAATAGGTGATGGTGCAATTACTAATGCCAAGATAGGCAAATTGGCTGTAGGTACGGCACAGATAGCCAATGCAGCTATCACCGATGCTCAAATTGGTAATGTTAGTGCCAATAAATTAACAGCTGGCACGATTGACTTTAATACGATTACTGGTAAAAATATTAACGCATCAAACATCACCACTGGAACACTAAACACTGACCGGTTAAATGTTGGCAAACTATCGGCATTAAGCGCCGATTTAGGTGATGTTACCACTGGCTCATTAAAAGGTGTCGATATTGTTGCCAACTCATTCAGTACGCCAAATGGCTCATTCACAACCGATGCAAGTGGTAATGTGGTTGCTAGCAATTTAACCTTACGAGGGGTTACCAACCTAGTCTACAATGCAAGCTTGTTAGGGGGTGGAACCACAGGTGTACCTGGCTGGACTTTATACACACAAGGCTACTATTCAAACTTTACGTTGCATGATGGTGTTCCTTCCATTGGCTTTAATACCACTACCGGTGCTGGTACATGGTCAACGTTTGCACAGTCTAAACTATATCCATTAAATGGTTTACACGGCCAGCCTTACAGTGCATCAGTTTGGTTCATCGAAGACGGTAGTGAAGCTGCCATGAAGTATCAATTTACACTAGCTTTTTATGATGCTAACGGTAACCGATTGGCTAGTGGATATGCTGGTAACACGTGGAATGGTAACCCAACTGCACAAGGCTGGGCCTACAAGACAATTAATAATATCGTCTCGCCAAGTACGGCTGTCTATGTTGCTATCCAATATTGGGCATACAACGGTACTGGACACGCCTTATTTAGCTCACCTATGCTAACACAAACTGCTCAATCAACTGGCTACCAGCCAGATACAGGTAATGTTGTTAGTGCCGGCGAAATAGATGGCTCAGTTATTAATGGTTCGACCATTAATGGGACAACGTTCCATGGTGGCGACATTATTAGCAATGCCAATAACACCGCTAAATATTATCCAATGACTATTACGCCAGACGGGGCGTATAAGTCGACGTACTTTGACAGTGCGGTTGGACTGCAATCAAGCGTTGAATCTGGGGCGATTAGCTATAAATATCGCTCAATGATCGGCAGTGGGCAATACTTAGCTTATGATTCAGTAATTAACGGTCAAGGTTTTGAGTCACAATCAGGTTATACGTCAGCTAAAGATACAACTTTTTCCAATCCGGAGACAATCACGGGCTATGTTAACGTAACACCAGCCTCAGGAATCTATCTATACGGGCCAACACAAAAAATAAACTTTGCTGGTAATGCCGATAATATTGGCAGTAACGGGATTACTATGGATGCTTATGGCAACATATATGCACAAGCGAATTCTTCTTATTGGCGAATTAGAGATACTAATAGCAATGATATTGTTGACTTCGGTATCGACACTGCCGGTGCTAACAATATTTTCTTGCATCGTGAGTTGGATATTGGTAACTTCCATATTAACACCGGTCATACGTTTACCAGTGCTGATAACCAAGCTATTCACTTTGCAATGGGTAAAGGTGGCGCGGCTGATATTTATGCCGGTGCCGTTCACTATACTAGCTTAGTTAAATCGTCCCTATTAAGTGTTAAGCGGGACGTTAAAAAGGCTGATACAGCTTATTGGGCACAGCTAGTTAACTCAATTGACTTAGCCACTTATCAGTATAAATCTGACGATAATACTAGCCACATTAGGTTGTCTTCAATCGTTGATGATGTGAATGACACTAAGCAGTGGCAATTGCCAGACGTCTTTATCAGTCGTGATGAAAACGGCAAGCTAAGTGGGGTGGACGACAGCGTGCTTTTAAATGCCACCCTAGCCACGGTGCAGGAACAACAAAAGGAAATTGACCAATTAAACGGGCACAACATGGAGTTAGAAGCTAGATTAAATAAATTGGAGGCCAAATTAAATGGATAGCATTTTAATCACGAATTATAAACCGGATTACACGAACAACATTATGACGATCAGCATTCAGATTAATACACTTGGTATCAGTTCACAGGTCAGCATTACCATGGATGAATTTAACAATGCCATTGCTGGAGGTGCTGGTGGTATTGATAACGTTAAATTAAAGGTGTTAAACACGCTGATTGATAGTCTGACTGCTTTAAAGCCAGTTACCACAACCACCACACAGGAGGATTAAATTATGAATATCGATGCACAGGCCTTAATTAACAAGATGACGAGTAACTATGCCCAAGCAATTGCCGTTAAGGATCAGCAATTAGCGATGGCTCAAGTTCAAATTGACCAGCTCAATGCCAAGTTGGCTGAAAAGGAGGAATCTAAAGATGGCGAAAACGCTTAGTTTTACCGATACTTCACCACAAACGGTTAAAATTGGCGATACCACCACTAGCTTTACGTTAATTTGTGGCAATGATAATGTGGCCACTGACTTAACTAATGCCACTACAATTACCGTTAAACTGGGCAATACTAGTGGCTATCTTAAATCGGCCACAGTTGACCCAACTAGTTTAACCGACCCAACGACTGGCCAGATTGTGCTAGCTTTAACAGCGGATTTAATGACCGGCTTAACAGCGGGAGATTATCAGCTAGAAGTATGGGTGGTTGATAGTACCGGAACGTCAATTTACCCGAGTGAGTCAACGTTACAGTTCCAAGTTAATAGTAGTCTTGAATAGGAGGTAGACAATTGAATAAGCACAAGTTAAAGGCGCTCATCTTAATGGTGGGGGCTATTTTTATGGCCTTTTTAATGGTCAACGTTACCAGTCAGGCTTCAACTAGCCGGGACCAAGGGGTCGACTGGTCTAAGTATAACGGCAATAGTGGGACATTCGGCTATAGTACCGATAAGTTCGTGCTCTCACAGGCGGGCGGCTTTTATGGCGGTACTAATATCCCGCAGACCACTTATGCTAGCCAAGTTAAATCGGCTCAACAGGCTGGTAAACGGGTGCACACCTATTTATGGGACGGTGTTGGTGGCAACATGACCAACGCCAAGGCAATGATGGCCTACTACTTGCCACGAGTTAAGACACCCAAGGGTAGTATTGTGGCGTTGGACTATGAGGACGGTGCTTCAACTAGTGTGACAGCTAACACTAATGTCATTCTAGCTCAAATGGCCCTCATTAAAGCAGCTGGCTATACTCCAATGCTTTATGGTGGCAAGGCGTATCTAAGTGCCCATGTTAATGTTAGCCTGATTTTAAAGGCATACGGTAGTTGTTTATGGGTACCTGAATATCCGGACTATCTGGTTAGAACTAGCCCTGATTACAACTGGTTCCCTAGCATGGACGGCGTGGCTATCTTCCAATTCACTAGCATGTATAAAGCAGGTGGATTAGACGGCAATGTCGATTTAACAGGGATCACTAAATCAGGCTACACGACTGCTAGCAAAGCTAAAGCACAGGCTAATGTTAAGCAGGCTCAGTCAGTTAAGACAGCTAAGAAGGCCACCTTTAAGGTTGTTAAATACAGCCAACACGGGGTGTTCTATCCTAATCGGACACTAGCTGTTCGTTACACGGATAGCGACAAAGTTAGCCAAGTAGCCACCTATTACAAGGGTGAGAGTGTAACTTACAACACGGTTATTATTGAACATGACTATGTATGGGCACGCTACACTCGTTCAAATGGCCTGTATGGTTTTATCAAGCTAGGTGTCACCAATGGTCATGACTACGGGAAGCGGGTGACCTACTGATGGCACAATACGACGATACAACTAAGTTATTAATGGATATTCAAAAGGATGTGGCTGCCACCAAAACGAAAGTTGAGAACATCGAAGAAAAATTGAATCAAGTTGACGATATTGGCGACAAAGCGGACAAGGCACTGGCCAAGTCCATCGAAGCTAGCCATCAAATTGACCGTGTTACAACTATTCAAAATTGGCTGATCGGTGTCTTGGTTAGTGGCGTGCTTGTCACGTTAGTTATTTATATCGCAGAAAAGTTCCTTTAGGAGGGAAAATAATGACAAAATTTTTAAATGTAATTCAGGCAACACTCAAAGCTAACTACAAAAAGCCTGCTTATTGGGCCCAGATTATCGGGTCCGTGTTGATTATTGGCTTAGCTGTCGCAACGGTCTTTTTTGGTGTTAAGATTGACGCTAATGCAGTTGTGTTAGTGATTACCGCCGTGGGGGCAATCCTAGCTTTTGTCGGGGCAATTACGGATAATTCTATTTTGGAAGATACCGGCAATACGATCAAAACCAAGTCGAGCACGTTAGCTTATACGGAACAAACGGTCGTGGAAGCTTTGGCAGAAGCTCAAGCTAAGATTGAAGCAGCTAACTCAGCAGCGGCTAGTCAAGCCGAAGCCCAAGCGTCACAAGCGGTGGTGGCGGCTTACAGTCAAGCGGCTAGCGCGGCAGCAGTTGGTGACACGGCCACGGCTAGTTCAGCAGCCACTTTAGCGTCATCACTAGCGGCTAATTTGGATACCAATGCGCAATCAGACGTTGAAACGACGTCAGAATCCGCCTCACAAGCAAGCTAAAAGTAGTATAATAATCGTGAACTGTTCTAGTCCCCTATGCTTCGGTGTGGGGGATCCTTTTATTAACAGAAATATACAAAAAGAACCAGCCAAGGCTGGTTCAAGGTTTAAATAAATAAAATGGGTGTTCTACTCCCTAGGAATTAAGAAGGGAACAATAATGATTATACCTCAAAGTGGATAAATATCACAAGGACTTATTAATATGTTTGTATAGACTACTTTCGGTATTGTAATATAAACTGACAAGCGTTATTATGTCCTTTGTCCTGTTATTAGTATCATGGCTTTCGAATCCCTCCAAGATTGTCAGCTAATGATGCCAGAGGTGATGAGGATAATCTTCTGCTTTGATGGGTGGAAGATTTTTTTATATTACTTACCCGTGTATTTGGTTAGTGCGATTTTAGTTTTAGCATAATTAGTTGTCAATATAGTCAATGAGACAACTACTAGGGTTTACAGAGTAGTAAGCAATAAGTATAATAATATCTGTCTCTAGTGTAGTTTCTAGATGATAGTTATAACTTGATTAATTCCCCTGCGCTTCGGCGTGGGGGATTTTTTTAATAACTAATATTCAGAAGTATACATTTATGTCTTAAAGACAAATAAAGACAAATTTTTGAAATTAGTAGTGTTTTTTAGTACAAATGAAAAAAGCTTGAATGCCGTTAAATCAACGTTTAACAGGATTCAAACTTCATCTAGTTTACCAAATTATGCCCCAGGCAGGATTCGAACCTGTACATTGTTTCCAATACAGCGACCTGAACGCTGCGCGTCTGCCAGTTCCGCCACTGGGGCAGTTGCTTTAACAACAATATCCATTATAGCGAAAAGTAACAAAAAAATAAACCTTTTTCTATATTTATGCAGTTGATATTAATTGTAATTGCAAATTGGTTGCTTAGTTACTGGGGCTGGCCTTAATTAGCATGGAATAACTGTACGCCGAAATACTGAAATTACTACCGGCAAAAAATGCATCCAAAAAGTCACCCATCCCAGCAGGTTCAACGACACTGCTTGAATGGATGACAACTTGTCTGTTTATTAATTTGCTTGTTTGGTCGTGATACTACCATCTAAATAAACAAAGTAACTATTCAGATAATGCCCCCGGCCGCCATTAGCCGTTTTCTGATAAGCATCGACCTGATAATAGTGGTGGCCGTGTGCATCTTGATTGGCAGTTGGTACGACACCAAAGGTTTGTTGCTTGGGATCGTTGAGCACTTGCCCGACGGCGGCCACTGCACTAGTTGCGCTAGTGATATGGTCGTCAGCAGCTTGATAATGGTCACCAGATTGCTTCTTAGCACTAGCATCAGCCGCTGCATTGGCACGACTAGTTTGCTCCGCGCGGTTAGCGGCTGCAACTGAGTTCGCTTGCTTAGTGGAAATACTTGGCTCAGCTTGGGAAGTGCAGCCTGCTAAAAGGAATAGGGCGCAGAAACTGATTAAAATTGCCCGGGTCACGTTCGGACCTCCTTATTTCGTTTGTTCTTGGGACAAGCTCGGATAAGGGGCTTGTCGGATGATGTTCGAATCAACGATGGTCATCACACCGATTGACAGAAGTAACAGGATCACTAAGATTAATTTTTTCAT